GCCCAGAAGACAAAGAAGCGCTGGACGGCGAACTCGCCAAGTACGAGGAGGACGACAAGGCGCTGGCGGCGGAGGAAGAAGAACACGAGACCAAGCGACAGGCCATCAAGGCCCAGATCGCGGAGCTGGAAAAGGAGCTGGAAGAAATCAACGAGCGCAGCGCCTCCACCGGCAAAAAGGCGGAAGACCGAAAAGAAAGGAAGGCTGAAAGACCTATGGAGAATCGGAAATTCTTTGGAATGGACGTACAGGAGAGAGACGCATTTTTCGCGCGGGAGGATGTGAAAGGCTTCCTGCGGACGCTGCGCGAGGTAGGCCGCGAAAAGCGGAGCATTACCGGCGG